TGAGTTTTTGCTGCGGGAGCATCAACGTCTGTTGCTGCATGTGCTCCGCCTGGCTTAAAATATTCTCCCCACTTTTCAGGATCATACATTTCACCATTTACAGAAGCTTCAAACATTTCCTTAATGATCTTCACTTCTTTATCAGATGGCTTCTTTGGTAAAGTATCTGATAAATCAAATAATCCATATTGGTCAATAACAGCACGTTCTCTGTCAGTTAACGCCGATTCTTTACGGGCCCATTTACTGGTGTTATAATCTGCAAATCCACCCTTACCAGCAGTCTTAAAAATACGGAAATCAAGACCACGATTGTAATCAGTTGGTAGTTCTTCTAGTTCCGGATCAAGTAGAGCAGCCTTAACTAATGCAAAAAGTTGAGGACTCATAATAAAACGTCTAATTGAATTTTCAGGTGTTTCTTCTTCATCAATTGGATTTTCTCTGACAAATCCCGCCATTAAGTAAGTTCGCTTCTTCCAATACTTACCAGCTTGTTCCTTTAATGATGGATCTTTATACCAGGGTCGAACTTCTGTAAGTACAGGACAAGTTTCACCCCACATTTCCATACATGGAACTTTTACATAAGTTGTCTTCATTTCACTGGCGCCTTTAGTTGCTGGAAATGAAAGATTAATTAATGCACGTTCAGCCCAAAAGAACGGATTTTTTGAATTCTTGTCAGGTAGAAAACGTAGTAAGCAAGACTCATTCTCATTGATATTCCAATGCGGATAAAGTTGCTTATCTCCAAAGCCTTTTCTGTCTGATTTATTGTCTTGCGCTTGAAGTTTTGCGCGGATTTCTGCGAGTGTCGCCATAATAATTATATTCCTTTATATTCACTGTCTACTAAGATAATCTAAGTAGCAAATGTATTTAGTCTATACAGTTATTATAGCGACTTTTATGGTAAAAACCTAATACTTTAATAAGTTTTTTAGTCGATTAAATTCTTCAGTGTATAAGTCTTTCGACTCGAAGTTAGTCCCACCACCTTGAAATTCAGCGCAATCCTGACATAACTTCGGATACTCTTCTGATCTATAACTATAAAACATCCCTTGAGGGACTGGCTCGCCTTTATTAAGAAATGCACCACATTCACCGCAAGTGCTATCTACTTTATCAGTGTATTCATATTTTACACCTGCTTCGCGTTCGCGATGTCTTTCAGCTTCGCATTCACCAGCGCAATCTCTGCATTTAGTTGGATCACATTCTGATTGAGCCGACTTAGCATCTTGATCAAAGTATACACCACATTCTTGACACATTTCATCTAATGACATTTCGCCATCTTGATTATCAATGTCAATGTTTAATTCATCATCTTCAACAATTGGCTGATCTTGATTTAGTTTTTTATTTAATATTTTATTAATAACAATAATTTGGTTATTATATATTTCTGGCATATCATATGCTATTTCTTCTGTACTATTATAAATATCACTACCATCATACCAAACTTCGTCAATAGCTTTCGATTCTTCATCACTTAATAATCGGCCTTGAGCAGCTTGTTGATTTATCTTTTTTCTAATTTTTTTTGCTACCGGGACATATTCTTTAATCATCTGTATAAATTCAGGATGTTGTCCTCCTTCATAATCATCTATCTTTAGAAGCCATTGGTCTTCTAAAACTAAATCTTGAAACAAATTTAATTTTAAAATACTATCAATAGAATTATTTTCTTGTGTTAAGTATTCAACAATTGGCTGATCTTTACTACGTACCGAGTTAACAAAATCATCTGCTTTGTCACCACCGAGTGCTTCTTGAACTGGAACTACATCGCCTTTAATTCCCCAACCATGTTTATCAGCCAAATTATAAGCTTCAAGTTCTGCAGATTCTTTGCTTGCAGCATTAATAGTTCTAATTAACTTCTTACCTGGTTTAGTGAATGTAACTGTGAATTGTAGTGGGCCGTCTTCATTTACAACTTTGTTTTTTTTATTCTTTATACCTGCAATTCGTTTAAGCCGGGCAGGATTATTAGCTATTGCAACTTCGAAATCACTTCTTGTTCGTGGCCCATATATACTATTTTGATTATCCATATCTAACTCATCTTGAGATTCTCTTTGGCACGTATGACACATATCTTTCAGATATGAATCGTTAGGATCTAAATGAGCGCCACAATTAACACATGATTTTCGCTTACTAACTTCAGTAACTTTCTTAATTGAAACCGGAGGTAATTTGCCGCCCATATTCTTTGAAATCTGTTTCAAAGCATCATTAGTTTTTGGATCAGCTGGATTAGCTTGTAATTCTTGAGTTCCATCTTTGTCAGTTACAACCGAAACTGGCGGTGTTTTTGAGTTAGTTGCTTGTTTAACAGCTTGATCTAATCTAGGATCAATTGCTTCTTCAACCCAATTTTTAAATTCTTTTATTTCTCTCATTTCAGACATTTTTTTATAGGCTCCCCAGACAAACGGTAAACATTCATCTAATGCTTCATCATACTTATTTTGAATAAAATGGCTTTTGACATCTTCATTAAATTCAATTTCTTGTTGTTCAACTAACTCTTCTTTATACTTTGTATATCCACGTTCAGAACTTAATCTACTAAGTTGCTTTTTAACTTCCATTAATCTAATTTGGGCTGCTTCGACCATTTCTGTTGCAAGTTGATCAAATGTTTTATTTCTTGTTTTTCGTACAAACTTGCTTAATGCAATTGCTTCAGATACACTATTACTAATTGATTGTCCGGCTTTATCATATGGATTGCCACCAAAATTTACGTGTCTGGCCATTGCTCTGGCACCACGCATATTTTTATAAGGCAGCAAAAACTTTTCGCCATTACTATTTTCAACATAAATTTTGTGAATTTTTCGTGTTCTGGCTCCTCTGATATTTTCATCTATTGTATCAGTATGCTTTATAATTAACTTGGCGTTTTCTAATGTTTGAGTACTTGTTTTAACTGAGCCACTTAGTGGGCCAAATTTGCTTTCCATAGTTTTATGACGTTTCACAACTATATCAACTGGAACAGGCTTGAAATTGATCATTCGACTTTTAGTCCATGCAATTAAATCTTTTTCAAATTTATCAAATTTGTTATTTACAAGATGTCCAGAATTTAACATATCTTTAGTAAACATTAATTTAACAACATACTTTTCTTCATTATTGCCTTCGGTATCAGGGTCCAAAGTAATATTAACAGTATCTACTTTATGCCCATGTTTATCAGTAAATGGAACCATGAAATCAACCACTTTTTTATAGTCAGTAACTTGTTGACCGCCTTCGTCAAACATCATTACATCTTTTTCAAATCGTGAATTTAGAAACTGAAATAAATCTTTTTTGTTGGTTAATAATAAATTCTCTTTCTTGTTCGGCATATAATTATTTATCTAAATACCATAATGAATGGCATCGGCATTGCTTCTTCACTTTTATCACTAAATTGATTATCTAATGCTGGATCATATTGCTTTAAAACAGTTGCCATTCTAACTACTAAGATAGTAGCCATTATTAAGTCGTCAGTTTCTCCAGATTTAGCAGCAAAACTTGCACCAGAACTTACAAAAGTTTTAAGTTCCGATAACAAATTTTTACTATTAATAGTTATTTTATCATTTTCAATTAAACTTTTTAGTTTAGCACATGCTGTTAACTTAGACTTATTAGTAGTTGTAAAACCTTTACGATATGATCTAGAAGTTCCAAGTTTTGATGGTTCACTTAAAAATATACCTGGAATGTTTTCTTCACCTATATCAGCTATACAAACTAATGATGCCTCACCTAATGTATTATTTTCTACACTATAATAGATACTATTATTACCAACTATATCAGCTAAATAATTTGTTATTTCTTTTAATACTTGTATTTGCTTCTGAATTGGTGTTTTATTATGTTGCCACTCAGCAACTTGTTTCATGCTGGGACTTTCAAATACTTGGATTGCTGCCATGTCGCCGCCAGTACCCAGACTTGGATCCAGCCCAAGTATATATGTATTACCTTTAGTTGGAGTTAAATACCAACGAACTTGTCCTTGCATAAAAATTGGATCAAACCCTTTAAGTTCTGGAATTTTCATACTATTAATAAGTGTTTCATCGGCTGTTACGAAAGAACAATTAGATGATAGAATACCATTTGTATAATACCTATGACCATCTTCAACTTCTATTAAATCATATACTTTTTGAATTGTATTTGTATTAAATTTTTCTAATAACTTCTTTCTACCAATAGACGTTAATATATAATCTTCAACCTGTAGTTCATCCACTGTTTTATATTCTGTATCTGATATATAAATTTTATGATTCTCTGTACATTCTAGCCAAAGATCATCTTCAAACTTACAATAATATATAGGTTTATCTCCCATATAACTAATTCCAGAGAACATTTTATATCCATTTGGGGTTGATACTTTGTAACAGTTTATATTTTTTTTGAATATTACTTCCATGATAATATCTCATATGATTTTTTATTAGTAAATAGCCAAACGTCATATAAGTATCCTTTATCTAATACCGCTTGAGTTTTTCGCAAATTGTTTTCTAATCTGGATTTATATTTCTCTTTTCCATCTCCATCCCACCACCATCTACTTTTAACCTCAATGACTTTATTTTCATTTGGAATATAAATATCAGGATAATATAAAGCAGAATGTTGATTAACATTAACATAAGAAAAGATTGGTAATTCATATTTTTCGTATGAATTGTGTATTATCAAATCATTTTCATTATAACTTTCTAGCAGGCTAGTTAATGCTATATCTTCATTACCACGCACACTTATTATTTTACCTGAAGGTAAGATATATTCTTTTCCAGAAGCATTACTTTTAGCTGATTTTTCTTTTACACCCTGTAATAAAAATGTGCTTTCAACACCATATCTATCTAAACATGTTTTTCGTCGTTTTTCATTAATTTGTTCTTTTTCTTCTAGAGACTTATTTTTATTAGTAATAGAAATCATACCACTATTATTATATTTTTCATCCCCGTGACGTTCAATCTTACTTTTCCTGGATTTATTTTTCTGGATAGAAGAATTAGATAAACTAGTTCCATAATGATCAAAATAAGTTTGCTTTTTCTTATTATATTCAATTTGTTTTTGTTCAAATGATTTAGATAATTGAGCATTACGATAATTCTTAGATTGTAATTCCTTTACTTCTTTCGATGAGTGCTGTCTTGCAAAGCTAATACTTTTACCCCTACACCCGGGTTTACCACAACTATTAGCATATGTTTCTGTGTTTTGATAAAAGGCAAGTGATTCGTTACAATAACCACATTTAGGTGAGATTTTTGTAATGTATTGTTCGTAATACTGTTGATAAGTTATATTAAATTCTCGTAAATGTCTAGTAAATTGACCATTGGTTTTACAATATTTTTTATTGTCAAATATTGATTCAATATATGTTACAGGCATCAAATTCTCCTTCAAATATTTCTTTGCACTAAAGTTATTTATCTATAATATCAAAAAACTCTTCTAACGAAATAACTAAGTCTTTGCCCTTATTATCTAGTAACTCAATTTTTGCATTTCCGTTGCAGCAAGCAAATTCTCTTTGAAATTTTTCATGGCCAATCAATGCTACTTGTTCTTGTTCCCATTTTTTATCTCTGTCAGGGTGCTCATCCCAGTATGACCTAAAAGCTTTAAACCCATTTATACCAAGATCTGTTTTGTTACCAAATTCATCTATACACTTATTAGCCTGTTTCCATATTATAGCATATTGATCTTCGTCACTATTTGGTGTACTTGTAATAATTGCTTTTCCGCCGGTACTAAGTGTTGGCGTAATACTTATCCAAAATGCTTTTGCTATATTTGGCGGAACGTATGAGAACTCGTCTAAAAAAAGCAAACTAATTGATGTGCCACGGCCTGTTGTTTCTGTTGTTGTTTGAGCCATAATACGCGACCCATTGTCAAATTCAAGACTGCCTTTGTTATAGCTTGTTGATCCAGCTCTAATAAAATCAGGAACACTTTCATAAGCGAATCTAATACGTTGCATAATTTCTTGAGCACCTAAATACTTATGAGCAGCAATTAAGATAGTTGAATCTGGAACGAACATCGCATACCATAACATATATGCAGCAGCGCACAAACTTTTTCCGCTTTGGCGCGGCTGTAACCCAACAACTAGTCGATATCTATGCATAGTATCAATAAATCTAATTTGATAGTCGTAAGGTTCAAATAAAAGTCGGCCCCGAGTAGGATGTTGAATATATATGTAATTTTTTAAAAAATGCAATGGGCCGGTAACTGGGTCAAGACATTTATTTAATTCTTCAATTTGATAATCCTGATAACTTTCTTGCCTGTTTGGTTTTTTGATTAATATTGATTCATTTTGTTTGGACATGTACATAAATATTTACCTGATAATTTCTATGATAAGTATTAAATATGTCAGATACCTTAATACTTGCTCAAACAGGAGAACCACAAGATTTTTTACCACTTAGCGCCATTTCATGGCAAGATTGTATGAGACTGTATTGCCTTGAAAAAATTATTCCAATACATCTTTATGAAGATCGTTGGATCCGTTCTCCAAAATTAGCTATTCAATTACCAGCTGTAGCTATAACTAAAGAGAAGTTTAATTTTAAAAAAGGTAAAGTGCGATTCTCACGATCTCTATTGTATATCAGAGATGGATATAAATGTGGATATTGCGGTGAAATATTTCCGCATAAAGAACTAAGCATTGATCATATTATCCCAAAATGTGAAGGTGGAAAAAGTACATGGATCAACACAATTTGCTCATGCAAAAATTGTAATTTACGAAAAGGCCACCAACATTGGTCACCAATATTTAAGCCGTGGGTTCCGGACTATTATTCGCTGTCCGCGAAACGACTGGAGATGCCAATATTAGTATCGCACAAATCATGGATTCCATATTTACGAGTTGGAAACAAAGTAGCGTCAGCTATCAAATTCCCATCCAGCATTATCGCGGATAAAGCGTTGTAATACATGGTTTGCTTCTTCGGTCTTTTTAGATAATACAAACATATTATCACCATACATCTGTTCAATGCTCATTTTTAAATTAAATGATTTTGCAAGTGTTTCAGCTAGACGTTTATATAACTTAATTCGTGAAGGCTCTTTTGCAGAAAATACCCAAACTAATGGATCGTGTTTAACATTAAACTGCTTACAAATTTTTACAATAGTTGTGAAAATTTTTATAGTTTCTTTTATATTATTAGTTGGAGCAAGCCCATAGTTATAATAATTATATTCTTTATCTGCTATTAAACCAAAAGTTACGTCAACTACCTCAGCATCAAAAGTAGAAAACATAACATCGTAAACTCGATTAGAATATACAGTTTCAAATCTGTATCTGGTATCTTCCATTTGGTGAATTTGGTATGACTCATCGTTTGTATTTCGACCTAGTAACTCGTTAATCTGCATCTTGATTTCCAATATTTCTTGCAAACTTATATACTAGATTTCTACCTTGATGAGTATCTTGATATAATATAAACATATTTTCGCCAGACATTTTTCTACCTTGATATTTTAAATTAAACGTATTTGCTAATGTTTTTGCAAGACGTCTATACAACTTAATTCTAGATGACTCTTTTGCAGAAAATACCCAAACTAATGGATGGTGTTTTTCATTATATAATTTACAAGCTTCAATAACTGTTGTAAAAATCTTAATAGTTTCTTTCATGTTATTTAATGGCTCAATTTCATAATTTATATAATTTATTAATTTTGGACCAAAAACAACCTCAATAATATCATCTTCCATTTCTGAAATAACAACTACATATCTTTTAGAATTCGAAAAAAATATATATTCAGAATAATCAAAATTTTGTTTTCCTACTTCAATAGGATATGAAGTATCACTTTGACTTCGGCCAAGTAACTCATTTATTATCATTAGAACACATCTACTTTAGGTTTTCTTGGCTTGTTAGCATTAGTATTAAATGGTGAAACTTTATGTGTGGTTTCTGATTCTTTTGACTTGCCATGAGTTAGTTGTGTTTTAGGTCCAAAACTTGTTAATTTATTTATCATGTCATGATCAGCTTGTGAGTATGGGACAAAAAACGGAGTGTCGCCGCTTGGGCCACTAGATGGTGTTGGCTCGCCTGGCAAAGAGGCCATTGCGATGCCTGCTCGATATAAATCGTAATATTGCGACATTTTTGGGAATAAAGTGGCATTTGGAATTGATGAATCATGATTAGGATGAACTTTTTCTTTCTTACCTGCTATTTCATATAATCTCATATGACACCAATGTCTATTAGATGAGTAATCACGTGTTGAAGCTCTTCTGGATTTGAAATATATTCGTCAAATAATAGCCGCCATTCTTCAGCAACATGAAAATCTAAATATTCTTCTAACTCTGATAAATCGTGTAACTTGATTATACTACCTTCGGGACTTTTCCAAATTAGTGGATCTTTTGAAAAGTTACATTTATATTCGCCAACTACAATGGGTTGCGGAAGAAGCGACAACAACAAAGTAACAAATTTTCTGTTAGTTTCTTTTGGCCATTTTTTAAAATTGGCTTCTTTCAAATAGTCGCTCAAAGTTTTCACCTTTTTATCCTCTACATAATTCTAAAAATTCTTTTAGTTCTTCTGGAGTATGTCCAACTGCCTCAAAAAATTTATTTTGATAAACCCGCCAAGTACCCGTACTGTCAACACTAATAGTAAGTCCTTTATAAAACGAACTTATTCCAGCATACTTATAAATGTTAGTTCTTATATCTTTATAAAATTCTGGGTAGACATATACAAAGTTATATGTTTTTAATAAAAAAACACATAGTTTAGCGGACATTTTAGTAGGATAAGCAGGCTCTGTTTTTTTAACTTCTGGTTTAGCTATATTATTTGGAGAAGTCCACTTTTTGCAAGTTATTTTTTCATATCTACTCCGTGCCAGTTCGCCTTCGGGATCATTTTGCATTCCCATAAGTTGCATAGATTTAAGACCGGCTTGTGTAACTTCACTTATTAACAATTTAATAATCTCCGCGCAGGCCGCCTAATTCAAAATCTTCTTGACCTTTAACAGATTTACCAGGAACTAAAACTCGTTCTTCTATAAGCTGATTGAGGTAGTCTTCTAATTCCCAATCAGCTGCTTGATCATCAAACAAATTTTCCCAGTCTTGCTGTTGATAAGTAGACAACCACTTGCCAATCTCTTTAATGTCGCTGCCATACTTTCTTAGATCAATTGTGTCGCCATCGCTTGTTTTCCATTTAAGAGGATCCTTAATAACATTACATGTGTATCCATAGCCACCACCATTTAGCATAATTGGTTGTGGTAACTTCTGCAGTAATTTTATAACTTTAGATCTATCACTGCTCGATTCACTTATTTTAGATGATATACTATCTAACTTATTAATAGTTTCTAAAAGAATATCTTTATTTGTCATTTACTTAACCTCAACTGCTCTGCCAATTTTAGGATTTTTTAAGCTTTTTGTTTTTGTTTTCTTAGCAACATCTTTGGCTTGAGACGGAGAATTAACATTTTTAATTGTAACTTGCTTTGTTGCGACTCCTGTTCCAGTTGGGTCATCATAATTTACAGTCACTTTATATGTTTTATTACCAAATACAGCCGAACTTTCTTTAACAAATTGCGTCTTTAATGATTCAGCAAGTGAGTCAATTGACATAGCATTATCTCTGGCACGATCTTTACTATATTGGCCTTTTGGATTATTAGGCCCCCCACTCATTTTATTAAGTTGAACATCAGAACTTGTATATCTAGGATTTGGAGCATTGGCAATGTCTTCATCAACTGGCGCCATTGGTTGAATCATATGTGGATTTAAACCAGCATTAGTAAGCATCTTTAATAGCTCATCTGCGCCTTCGCCGTCAGCAGTTACAGTTACTTGTTTCTTACCGGTTGCTGTATCCATTGTTGCTGTAATTGCTGCATTAATTGGTTGTTTTGTTGGTTCTGGAAGTAATGCTAATGGCGGCTCAAAATCACAAGCACATGGTTCTTCATTACACATTTCACACATTTCTGTTTCTTCATATAAATCAGCTTGTTCTCTAAATGATTTTTTTGTACTACACCCATAACAAATCATTCCACCAGTAGGATCACCATTTTTGTCACGAGCATCTGTATGTAGATCGCCAATTTTTCCACCACATTTTACACATGGAGCAAATTTCGATAAACTTTTTTCATAATTAGCTTGTAATTGTTTAACTATTTCTTTAAATGATTTACCAGTTCTTTTGTTTAATTCTTCCAATAATTCATCAAATCGGCCACTATTACTGCCGTCTTTTTGATTAAATATTTTTTGTAAACTACTCTTTAGTCCAGCAATAGACATTTTTGAATAGTGTTTAGTTTCTGTTGCTTCATCTAAATCTTTTGAATGAGGACAAAGTCTTGAATGTTCCATTGTTTTATAGCAATCACTATGACATTCTGGAGTTGGTACAAATTCATCTTCATTTGGTGAATTTGTCGCTTCATCTAACTCGCCGGAGCCACCCATTGCATAATATCGGTCGCAGCTATTACAAATTGTATCGCCTTTAACTGTTTTCTTACCCTGACCAATAATTTGTTCGCCACAACTCATACATTTCTTCTTTAGTGAAGATTCTTTAACTTCCTTTGGCTCACATTTACTACATAGCCCTTCTTTCAGAGTCTTTTGAAATACTCCGCAATTTTTACAGTTTTTTTGTGATGCTGTTTCTTCTAATTTGTTAAATTTTTTGAGTATATCAGTAAACTTCATGTGATTTTCCTTATTACAGTTATTTATCCAGATTGAATCATTTTTGATATAGTTTTATTAATGTTACTTGTTTTAGACACTGCCAGAAGTGAAAAATCCACTTTAGATTTAGCTGTTGAATAAATCGACTTGTTATTAATGGTTAATGAGTTACTAGTACTATCAACTTGATAAAAATGTATACCATCTTTTTCTTCAGAAACAGCATATACTTTAATATCTTTATCTTGATTCATTCTGGCCCATAGCTTTTGAGCACCTTTACTATGACTTCCAAGTGCAACTAGATTTAGATTTGCATACTTTATCAAACCTTTATATAAAGCATAACCAATACCCATACCTTGAAAATCTTTGTCAACACTAGATTGGTTTATTTCAATACATTTAAATGGCAAATTATATAACTTTGCATTTTCATATGACATAAATGCAACTGGAAGATAATGTTTTGGCTGGGGCGAATCTACATAGTTAGTATTTTCAAACATCCACGGAAACTTACTATTAACTAAACGATACTCCCATGAATCGAGGGAATCAGTTTTGATACAATATTTAAAATCGTTAATTGCGTCTTTTAGTTCTTCGGCATATTGCTTTTGCTCTTCAACTCTCATCTTTTCTAAGATAGTCGAAAGCTCATTAATATTATTTGCAGTTATACCTCGGGGTGCGCCAAGACCAAGATATAAAGCAATTAGTTCTATTTGTTGATTACTTAATTTGCGTGGCCGGACTACCCAAAACATTTTTGAATTAGTATCATTTTTAACTGCAAACTTATACTTACCAACTGCAATATATGTGAAATTTTCAACTTGTTTAAACTTACAAACCATAGCATCACTATACATACTAACAGGATCATTGAGCAGAGTATGTTTATATTTGGCTATAGAATTTTTAGTAAGTTCAGTGATTTTCATCTTGATAACGATTTCAAAAACTTAAACTTTTTAATTTCCCCGTTGTTTGTAACTTCTTCTTGGCAATCGGGACACAGATTTGTTTTCTGCTTTTCATAACTAACTGTTGCAACTTCCTCTGGAGACCATTTGTCTTTCCATTCAGAACCACAACCCCAACATGACTTCTTTGGCTCAACTGACTTCATATATTTCTGAGCAACCGTTGAATGTTGTTTTTGCATTTTATCTCGGTCAGCTTGTTTACGTTGATCATTTACAACATCAGCTTTTGCATCAATTTCACGATTCTGCTTGATTCGAAGTGCTGTTCGTTCAGCTGGTGATAAATCAGCATACCCTTCTTCTAACTTAGTTAATTTTTTGAGTAAATCGTTAAATGAGTCCATGTTATTTCTTTGAAAAACTTTGTACTTTGGGTAACTTAGGCTTTACTGAGCCAACAGCCGACTTTTGATTCCCTTCTATGTCATTGGTTGTTTTAGCAGGTGCTGTTTTACCACCAGCTACAACTACTTTACCAGTATTAGTTACACTATTTTTAACTAACTTGTCATTATATGCAGATCCGTAAAAATCTGAACTTTGTGTTTGTCAGCTTTATATTCCTGCATTAATAATGCTGTATCACTTGTATTTTCAGCAATAGATTTCTCTTCTGCAGCAACACTTTCTGCATGTTCTAAAGTTTCAACAGCAACATTAGCTTTATCAATGGCAAAATCTGTAATTGACTTTCTGATCATTTCTGCTGTAGCTGGGTAATCACAAACTACGTCACAAGTAAAAATTTCTGGATTTTCAATACCAGTAAACAGAGGATGTTCACGGGCCGGCAGTTTAGTTTTGATTTCGCCAACTCGCTTAACACTATATCCAGCTAATGTTTTTTTAATGTGATCCTTAATATCAGCAGCCGGTTTTGCTGAGAATAAAATTCTGAAGGCATACTCTTTTTTGCTTTCTGACAAATACTGTGTAAAAGTTTTCATTATAATGTCCTATATTATTATTTATCAGAACTAAGTTGTTTTCTTGGCACTCAACTGTGCTATAAGCGAATTTCTATCTATCAAAGTAGCATGTCCATCAATAATATTAACATCTTCGTTTATTTTTTTTAAATTTGAGTCAACCCGATATTTTTTTACCTGAAGCTCGACAATTTTAAGTTTTTTTAAGATCTTATTTTGCCTTGCAGTAACAGCGTGACTTAATAAATTAGCAGCAACACTAAGAATTTCTCCGGCGTCTTTTGGATCAACATTCATTCCCAACTCAAATAATGAATTATATCCTTCAAGGGCTGCTTTAGCAAGTTCATCCATTTCATCATCGCCCATACCTTCAACTTTTGGTAATGCAGCATCAATTTTATCTAAAACATCAACATGCTGGATTGCTATTTCAGTAATAGGCGTTTCTGTTACTTCATTTACTTCTTTTACTGTTGGTTCTATATTAAAAACTTCATCAAGTTTGTTGTTCATTGTTTGCCTTTTGAAAACATATCATTTTCGGTTATTATTCTGAAGGAAATTCCTTGCTTGGAGCAGTAAGCTTCAGCAGCTTGAAATTTAGCAGTATTCTTAACCGCAGCATAAGCATTATTTTTACTTCTAGTTTTAACTCGTCCGGTTTGATTATTTGGTTTTATTTCAATAATTTCAGCATGTTTTATTCCATCTCTGTCCAGATAAATTATAAAAAAATCTGGAATATATCTACAAATTTTTTTCTTGAATGGACACATATACGGAATAATTATAGATTCTGACGCCCACTGTAATATACTCGGAGTATTATCAAAATAATTCATGGCGACTAATTCCCACCCGCTGCGATAGCAAATTTTGTTTCTATTTAGACACTTGTCTGGATTCTTTGGAATAAAAAATCCTTGTTTCCACTTGCCAGCCATTATGCTTTAATCTCTCGCCTAACATGAAACGGCGTATTAAGTTCTAATAAAACACCGATTTTAGCATTAGCAACTCTATTTTGATTTAAATATCCAGCTAAAAAAGCATCTTGTTCAAATTCGCCACCTAGATTTCGAAGCAAATCAACAAATAATGGAATAGTCATATTTAAACTTTGAGCTACCATCGCATACGCGCCAATATATTCATTAAGTAATACGGGGTCTTCAACTCTGGAGGCAACTATACATTTTAGTTCTTCATATGCCAATGGGTCAATGCCGTTGTCAACAACTTGATTATTTAAAATGTCACTCATGATAATATTTATGCCGAAATTTATTACTTAGTGAATAGAGTTTTCATTGAAGTAACTCCAGCATTAGTACTGATTACTTCTTTTACATTTGGCACAGCAACAGTCTTTATACCACCAGTAACTGCATCAGTAATTGTACTGCTTATAGCTTGGTTAGCAATAGTGCGGCCTTCATTGTTTAAACTACTTAATACCGCATCAACACCACCAGCTGAATTCCAAGTATTAACAGTACGTCCAATTTGTAATCCAGCTGATAAAACACCAACAGCTGAAATACCACCACCAGTTAATGCCGATCCTAGAGTTCCAATTGAATTAAGTAATCCATTATTTCCAAATACACTAGTTGTTGGATTAGTTTTTAATGGACTACTTCTGTTATCATAATAAGTTTTTTGTACTTCATCCCAAGTTGGAATATTTGACTCATTATCATTAAAATAGCCACCATTATATAATACTGTCTCATATTCAATATCCATTTTATGACTTGATGATTCATTTGATGAATAATCAAATTGTTCATGTTTGAAACCTGTTATAACTGGATTTACTAAAACATATTCTATAAAGTTAGCTTGCTTTCTGTCGGCAACTGGACGCGAAAATTGATAAATTCTAATTGCATTAAAAAATGTAGACGACTTATTAAATCCACCCAAATTGGATTTATTATTTACTGTATCTAAACCAAATGACGATTTGCGGATTTCATCACTGACATTATATAAATTACTTAATTCTCGGTCATCATTTCTGTGCCATTGTGATGGAATAGCAGGAGGAGCTTTAGCATAAGTTGTATATCTAGTATCTTGAACCATATACTGATAATAAGCAAACCAAAAGCTTCGTATAAAATCTGATGAGTCATCATGAAATTCAATTGAAATTGGTTCATATGTGACTTTATGTACGCCAATAGTTTGTTTATTATACTGATTATATTTTTTAGTTTCAAACTTATAGCCAGGTAATGTTGAATTTTTTACTAATACACTTAATGTACTAGTAGCTGACATATTTGAAATTATTTTAGATTGAAATTCATAATTTAGTGAATCCATAACTGTCTTAACTTTTGATACTGCTTCTGGAGTCATATCAAAACAGACATGGAACCACCTCTTTGTTTTTGGAAACAAATAATAGTTATTAGAATGGAATGTGCGGTCTGCGTGAGCCGCATCCCGCACATTCTGGGTATTAACTAAACCACCCAATAGCTCGTTTAAAAAAGCCATTAATTAACCTATAAGCACTGCACCTAATGTACGACCAATATTTGCTCCAACACCCATTTGGTTTGTGCCAATACCAGTACTTGTGTCTGTTTGTACAGCGTTATCAAAACCAATAGTAAGATTGACTGTTACTGGTGCTGTTGCTTCAGCATAACTTAAATCACCATAATCAATATTCTTTAAGAAGCAGCCATAAATTTCCCATTGTTCTAATGTACTTGGATCAAAAGCACCATTGCCACCATCAAGAATTTCACAATTCATTTGGAACTTGTAATCAGTAGCTGATCTTGCACTGGCTTGTTCCATGAAATCGAATTGCTTTTGAACTTGTTCGCCAACTAAACGGCTAACTTGGCCGCTGGCGTCATCACGCAACATAACTGAAACATCTTCCCATCTATACTTACCAGCATACTTTAGTTTGCTGTTGTAAATATCAATTACACCTTCTTCAAATGAAACTGTTGGCCTCTTAAATGTCATTACTTGTTTTGAAAGTTCAGTTGAACTTCCACTTACACCAAAATTTAAAAATGTGATTCGGAATCTATATTTTAACTTTGGCATCAATAGCCCTTGGCTGGCAGAAGTCTGACCTCCACCCAGCGGAACTGTAAATTTTGTCAAACTTGCGATTGCCATAATTGTTATCTCCTACATTAATATTTATCAATAACTAGTATAATTTTGGGTCAAAAGCTGAATTTTGGGCCTGGATTTCAGAATAGTAAATATATTTGTGAAACAAATGTTTAAATCAACGCCGTCAGACAGAAGTACAATTTATGATGCCATCAACCAAGAGCGTGACTATCAATCAAATATCTGGGAAGAAGAACCACATTCTCTAACTGAATTTCTAGTTTTTATCAATGATTATACAAGCGAAGCATTACATGCCATGAGTCGTGAACCAAATAATATGTGTTCTGTAAAAGCACTTGACAGTTTACGAAAAATTGCTGCTTTATCGGTTGCAGCACAAGAACAACATGGTGTAAGATTTAGATAATAAATATATTTGTGAACAATGTTCACAAAGGAAAATACACACATGGCAAAAACGCCTTACGAAATTAGACTCGAATTACTCAAATTATCAACATCTATATTACAAACTCCGATTATTTTAAAAAGAGAAGCACTATTAACTGAATATAAATCCAGAAGAGAAGTCTTTCCAGGACAAAACGAACCGGAAAATCCTATGGATTTTCCAACTTTCCCTGATCTACCAACAACAACCCAAATCATTGAAGAAGCTGATAAATTAAATAAATTTGTCTGTTTAGGTTAGAAAACAAAAATGGCGCATAAGTTAATATGCGCCATTTTTGTGACTAATAATTTACTTGGCATAAATAGTATGTGTAGAGTGTAATAATATGCCAATAAATTGTAAGATATGTAATGAAAGTTTTGTTTTCAATGTCCCAGCAATACATCTAAAAATTCATAATATGAAAGTGAAAGAATATTGTGATGTATATGGCGATAACTGGGCAGAAGATGGTCGTAAATTATTTTTAAAAACAAAGCACGCACACCGTCGTGGGGTTAAATTTTCAAAAGAACATGTTGAAAAACTCAAAGAAGCATTTAAGATACGAGAAGAAAAGTATCAAGCAGGTAAATTAACTAGGCCCGAATACATTTATTCTGAAGAGCGCATTAAAAAACAAGTTGAGGAAACAAAGAAATGGGCAAAAGAACACCCAGAAGAATCCTCTGCCCATGTTAAAAAAGCACAAGTTACTAGAAAAGCAGCCGGCCCGGGCAATAAATTAAATTCTAAATCATCTGATGAAACAAAAAAGAAAATATCAGATGGTAATAAACTCAGGCATGTTAAAACAAAAATTGATACTGTTACCCGTTTTCAAGAAAATTTATTACTATCTAATATTACTATCACAAATAGAGATGATGATGTTTTCTTTTGTAAATGTAATATTTGTAATTATGAATTCAACAGATGTGCAATTACTTTACGCCAAGGTCAAAATAAAATTGATTATTGTCCAAAATGTTTTCCAAAAAATATAAATCAAAGCAAAGCTGAAAAAGAAATTGCAGATTATATTATAAGTTTAGGTATTAATATTGAAACTCGTGATAGAGAAATTGTTAAACCACTTGAGTTAGACATTTATATTCCTTCTCATAATTTAGCTATTGAATATAACGGGTTATATTGGCATAGCGAATTTAATGGTGGTAAAAATAATAGTTATCATAAAACTAAGTTTGAGAGATGTTTTAATAAAAATGTAAAATTATTAACAATTTTTGAAGATGAGTGGTCTAATAAACAAGATCTTATTAAATCGATGATTAGGTCAAACTTAGTATTATTAACTGATAAAATTTATGCTAGAAAGTGCAGTATAAACAAAATAACTTCTAAAGAAGCTAAAATATTTTTAGAAGAAAATCATATACACGGATATGCCCGAAGTGAATTAAAATATGGTCTATTTTATGATAATAGATTAGTATATGTTATGACCTTTATTAAATCAAATATAAGTCGCGGCAATAAAGATATGTGGGAAATTCAAAGAATGGCTGGTATCAAAAATACTAAAGTCACAGGGGCTGCAAGTAAGTTATTTTTTCATTTCATTAAAGAAATTAACCCTATTAGTGTATTAAGTTATGCCGATCTCAGATGGTTTACTGGTGACTCATATAAAAATATGGGCTTCAAATTTATTAATAATACTACTGCTGGTTATTGGTATTTTAAGTTAACTGGGACTAATAGATATCATAGATATTCATTACGTAAAAATAAAGATGATGATCGAAATTTAACTGAATGGGAAAATAGACAATTACAAGGGTATGATCGAATATGGGATTGTGGTCATGCAAAATGGATATGGACTAACAAAGACAAAAATGGCGCATAAGTTAATATGCGCCATTTAGTTTATTACTAGGTCTAATTATAAGCCGGCTTGAATATCGCCTGTGTTCTTAAGACGTATAGGAATGAAAATCTTCTCTACAGCTTTTTCTGGTTCTATTGCTATATCTACATACAATTCATTACGATCGATTGTATTTGCAGAGTTATTGGATAAGTCACAAACCACTACATAATCGTAAATTCCACGTTGTGATTTGACACTAATTAATTCTTTTTCAATTGCATTTTTGAGTTCTTTTCTTGTTACTGTATCATTTTGTTCAAATAAGAAATCTCTTGCAATTAAATCAACTTTGCGACGTAAGTATACAATTAATCTGGCAACATTAACGCGATCTAATGCACTAGTTGTTGCTGATCTGGTTTTTTGACCATAAATTGTAATTCCTGAGTTAGTAAGGAATGTAATTGGATTTACTTTGCCTTGATATAAAGCATCGCGTAGTCCATTATTTACACCTATACTCTTAAATGATCCAGTTTGTCCGTCGATGAAGCCAATTGCACTTACATTGTCAACTTTACCACGACGTGTTCCAGCTGGCGCAAACCATGGATAACTCTTTTGATCACTTCTGATAATTGTGCGAAGAGCCATATGTGTTGAAGGAACAACTACATAATCACCCTTCAAACTTTGTGTATATCCACTTGGATAATAAGCGGCTGCATATTCGTAATTTGTTAATGCATTTCCAGCCGCGGCATCTACTCCATCAGCAACAGCAAGATTTGAACCATAAGTAAGTAAATCATTACTATTAGCAGCTAAACGCATTGGTGTATCAAGTAAAACGAATGCTGTTTCTTTTCTGTTAACATTTAGTTGAACTAGTACACTACCAAGTTCAGGATAACCCGGTGCGCAAATAAGATTAAAGTCACGGGTTTCTTCTAAAATTTGTGTATTAGAAGGAACTGC